GTTACCCTTTGCCTTTAAAAAACGTCTTGCCGGGGGGTGTATCTGTCGAACCACTGGTTAATAAAGCGCGTCCATTCGTTCACATTTCTTCCGTCCGGTGATGCCTGCAGTCTGCGCAGACATTCCTCGCGCGGTGTGTCGATGTATATCTCCCTGGCTCCCAGCTGATTACATAGTCTTTCGCGTTCCGATATCAGCGGATAGCCGCCGACGACATAGGCGTTTTTCCAGTATCCGCGCTTTGTCTTTATGCTGTCATAGAGATAGTCACGGATTCCGAAGATGATCGGATTAAGCGCCGGGACAAGTGTGTGTGTATGTGTGCCTGATACTGTTTTTCTGATCAGGTCGATATCTACCAGCAGGTCAGTCTTGCCTATCACACCATCGACATAGGTCGACTTGCCGCTGCATGGCGGACCGTAGACCAGGAAGACCTCACGCCGTACCGCGCCCAGCTTGTCGTGTATCTTGTTGTGACAGGCATGATGTACGACTGCAATGTTGTCAGGGTTCAGGGCGACGCTGGCGTCGGCCACGTTGGCCGGCGTCAAATAATTCTTGTGGTGGCAGATCGCGTCATACTTCTGCACGATCGGCTTGCCGCAGTGTTCACAGATCAGTTCGCCGTCAGCGTTCAGGCGTGACAGCCTGATCTGGTGCGTCAGCTTTACCCATGGTTTTGACGTGTAAAAGTTTTCCAGTGTGATCATGCTGTGCGCTTCCACATGTAGCAGGTGATGTATGGCTGCAGGTTGCTGTGTGCTGTGCTTCCGCCGGTGTTGCCTGTCTGAGAGTCTTTGGACATTCCGACGACAATATCATGCGTGTGTTCTCCTGCGCTGGATGTTGTCGACGTGTTGTCAATGTCGCCCTGTGCAAGGTACCTTGTGCCGCCGCTGGTGGAAGACGTCGCCTGCCAGCGCTGTACGTGGTGCGTGTGTGCCCCTGCCGGCGCGGCCGTTGCGGTGTGTGTATGCCGCGGCACTGTATGATTGTGCGCTGGGATCTGTGTCATTGACAGCGTCACGGCCGAAGCGCCGCCGGTCTTTTCGACGGTGTTAAAGTTCGTGTCCTGTTCGCTGACTGACACAGGCACACGGCCAGCGCCCCACCTTACCCAGGTGCCGCCGAACAATTCCGACGGGTCCGTATTATCTGCAGACATGTAGATCGCCCCGACAGGGTACACGTTAAGCATTAACTGCTGCACGATCAGCCCTATATCATCGGCGCTGTATACCTGCACTTTCTCTTTGTCCTCGTTAAAGCCGTAGACCATTGTCGTCCCCTTTGCTTACCAGTCGTTGTTTTTGATCTGTTTCTCTTTGAGTCTTAGTTCCCGCTTATGCAGCTCTAACTGCTGCGGGTCATTCGCCCAGTTATCGCGGTCAAAATTCTTCAGGGCCAGATTGATCGCTGCGACGTCCGGCGGCACATGCTTCTTCGTGATCTGGGTTTCTACTACCTTGCCTTCACGCTTCACTGTTTTGGTCTCTTCGTAGTCGTAGCCCTCTGCCCTTCTGATCAGCGCAGAATGCAGTTTCACTACCAGCTGGCGCCGTCCAATTTTTAGCGCGTCTTTTAATGCCGGATATTCGTCCTTGTATTTTCGGAATGTCGAATAGCTGATTTCAAGGGTTTCAGCTATCTGCTTTTCCGTCATCGATAGCGACATCTTCTTGATGTCTTCCAGGTAGGGCTGTACATATTCCGCATATTTCTGCGGTCTTCCGTTGCCTGCCATGTAAATCACAACCTTTGTTTTATTTGTTTTATCCCACGAATAAGTGCCCCGGTTTCCCGTGGCGCCCATAGGGATTTACGGGAGCTGTCAGGTGGTCCCATAAATCAGCGTATCATTTACGTTTTCAAAAAAGCGAACTATCTGACAATTCCGCGTTTTTTAAGATATCTGTCGCGTAGCACTATCCTGAAATAGTTTTCGTCGTAGATCCCGCCGGTCTCCTGCGCGATCTGCCGCCATGTGTGCCCCTGCCTGTAATAGAGATCAAGCGCACGTCTGACTTCCGGGTCTTCAATGGAGTCGATCCATTTGTCTATCTTACGGATCCATTTCATAGCCTTGCGGTAATTACTAAGTGCTTCGCGTGTGATCTTCACAGGCCTGTCTCCTTTCTGCAGGTCCGGCCGCCGTGCCGGGCCTGCATGATGCCGATCTGTCAGTTTTCCGTGGGACTATCCAGTGCGGCCTTTGTCTTTGTGTTATGTCAATGCGCATGTGGATATAATCAACACGGCGATTGATATGTCCGCGCATTGGTTACTGGATGTAATTGCGGCCGATCAGCTCCATGAATTCTTCGCGGGTGTGCGTCTTTTCATATTCGCGCTGAACGGCAGCCTGCACGAAGCGGTTTGTATACTGGTTCCTGTGGACGGCTTCCGGTCCTTCGGTGTGATGCTGTGGGCACAGGTAGACGGTGAAGCCATTGGCTTCGCTGATCGCGCGCAGGCCCTGGCCGAAATAAACATGATGCCTGTGAATGATCCTGTGGATTGTATAATCGCCATGTCCATGCATGCACAGCCAGCAATGTCCGTCTTTCTTCTGCATGATGCTTTCGGCATGGTGCTGGCGTTTCTTCTTGCTCTGTGGTTTTGGATATTTAATCATTCTTTTTCTCTGTGTAGGGTTCTGGAAGTGGGCGCCATGCTTTCACACCTTTTACAGTTAATGCATCAAGTTCCGTACTCCAATACGTATACCCGTCTAAATCGTCGCAATATGTCACAACATGAAATTGTGCATCTTCCCCGTATTCTTCAACTCCATAAACCAGTACAGGATCCGATTGCATGTATTTCCCCGAAAAAGAATTCCCTGCTTCGTGAACTTTCGGGAGTCTCTCCGTTACTGGTATCCATCTGTCAGGAGCATCTCGCTTGCATATTTTCCCTGCAAGGTCAAATTCAAGTAAACAGTATCTTTTCCCGTCTATCATCACGCTAAGATGATTGTCCGGTTCTGCGCATTCATGACATGTATGCGTCGGCCTGTTGCTCTCTGTGTCCCAATATGGGCACATTTCCGCTTCTACGGATAACATAATCTTAGTTTTATTTTCGTTCATCTCACCCATACCCTTTTAAGGCCTTCCGGATCTTCTGCGCCCTTCGGCACTTCTACCAGGCCGATGTCTTCCAGCTCGTTAATAATCGCTTCTTCTGTTCCTTCGCGCAGGATGATCCGCCATGTGTTCCATATTGTTTTGTCAGTGCCATATTCTTCCCGGCTTGTGATTATATCCATGTATCTGCAGAATTCCGCGGCCATCGTCCGGATCCGCGGCGTGTCTGTCAGCGTCGGGTACGCTACCCGCAAAACCGGACCTTCGTGAAGGAATGCTCCTTTGATTCTTTCGCCGTCAAATATTTCTAACATTTCTTTTTCTTCCTCTTCGGCCTTTGCATCTTCCGGATCTGCGCCGGCGTCAGTCTGTGATCTATCCGGCGCGGTTCCAGTCTGCGCAGGGTGTATGTGCGGTATGGATATCCTTCCGCGGTCTCGCCTTCGTACTCTGTATTTTTGTCCAGGTACCAGCCGGCCGGAATGCGCGGCTTGTCCTGCATGCGGTGGCCAGATATGACTTTATCCTCTGGCTGTATCTTCTGAATGTTCCGGCTGTGTCCCCATGACGTTTCGACGACTTCGTCAGATGTGACTTTCGTTTTCGAAATGTATTCGCCGATGTCCTTGCCCTGGTCTCTCCAGTTTTTGAGATATTGCAGGAAAGCGCCGCCGTATCGTGTTGTCCACCAGTCATTGATCAGCAGCTCCATGCCTTCGATTCGGTTGATCAGCATGTGTATATGCCAGGCGCCACGCGGGCCGACTTCTATGTTCCGGATCCAGAAGAGATCGTAAAAGCGCTTTTTGTATTCCCGCTTCAGGTATCTTGTAAACGCCGTGAAGATCTTTAAAGCTTCTTTCATGCTCTTCGGGCGCATCTCTGTCCGGAATGTCAGCGTGATCGCGCCGTCTTCTTCGTTGAAATAGGTTTCGACCATCCGGCTACATTCTCTCTGTTTCCGGCGCTGGTTCGCTTTGACGATCTGTTCGGGTGTCTTCTCTGTCTTCTGGCGGCGCGGCCTGCTTAGTCCAGGACACTTCGAAGAGTTGAATTCTTGCACTTCTATGCTGTTTGGCATTCTGTACTTTCTCCGAATGTGCATTTTTCGCCGCCTTCCGAAAACCAGTTGTAATTTTAATCTGCTTATGAACTTCGAAACACTTCGAAGCACTTCGAAGTGTGTGGTGAATCTTCTATATATAATGTTTCATTTTAAAACATGCGTCTGTTCCATCGTTTTTTCATGATTTCTAATCCATCTTTTGAAACTGTAAAAAACAGGCGCGACTGTATGCCATTGCTATAAAGGATACATTCAGGATCAGAACACCCTATTGCCCAGGCCATATGCTTTGTCCTTTTTAATGCATTGTGTTTATATCTACACTTTGTCTTTGATATTTTTGCTTTAGTCCCACAGAACGGGCACGGTTTAAGGTCTTCCATTCTTTAGTCCCCCCTCAGGTCCTTGTGGTAGCTGATATATATGCCCTGCCAGCCGTGTCTCTTGTAATATGCTTTCGCGATCAGGGCCTGCGCGCTGTTCTTCGGGTATTCGATGCCCCTGATATAGATGTCCTGGCGCTTGCACCAGTCCACATATTCAGTGCGGTACTTTTTCTCTTCTTTTGATTGTGCTTTTTTGTCTTCGTAACAGATTCCTTCCTGGTTGATCGTTTTGATCACTCCCGGATTCTCTTTGATAAATTTGCGGACGAACATGTCGCCACCGTTGGGCATAACGATCATGCCGGTCTTACTGATCTGATAGATCGTATCTGCAAGGGCTTCGTATACCAGCCCGGAAGCCGGAATTGTTCTGATCATATCGGCTTTCTGTTCTTCGAAGCCTTCTTTTACCATGTAATAGATATCTAAGTTATCCATATACAGGCCGATCGCGCCGCGCTTCTTCAGGGCTGCCGCCTGGTTGATCAGGTGGCTGCGCCAGCCCTTTGCGGTCGGGTCTATCCAGAATTCGCCCGGCCAGCCTTCATATTGTGCCAATCCGAAATTCTTGAATGTGCCATAATACGGGCGGCCTTTTTCCAGCGCGCCCGCATTGAGATATGCATAGATAAAAACATTTCTGGCCAGTGCCTTATTGATCGCGGAAGTCGTGGCGCCTTCCAGATCTACGACGGCCAGCCCCCTGGACTTTGTCAGTCCAAGGGTCCGCTCCACATATTGCCGTTCGAAGCAATAGCGTAAATCGCCCATTAATAGAATCTCCTTTCGCCGTCGTCATACAGATGGACGCCCCAGCCTTTTATATCGTTTGCCCGGCACCATGAATAAAATTCATTGCGCAGGCCTTTCCAGTACTCTTGTATTTCTTCCAGTCCCATCCGCATAGTGTCCAGCATGAAATTGAATTGATCATTCCAGCTTGCGCCGATCTGGTTGCGTACCCAGACATCGAAGTAAGCGACCTCTATGGATTCGCCGGTCTCTTTGTCCTGCTTTTTGTAGATCTGGACGTCGTCGATGTATCTGGTCGGTGAAGTTTTCCGTCTTTTCCTTCTAATCATTGTCTTCAGCTCCCTCTGCCAGCAGGTCCCGCTCTATGGCGTCGATGTCATAGTCCTGCTGTTCCATTCCCTGCGCCCATCCGGTGCGCTTCCTTCCGGTTGTCTCTTCCTTCTGGTCCGCACTGGTGCGTTCCAGCCAGTTCGTGACGAATCTTTTGATCCCGCGGGCTGTCTTGCGCTTCTGCGGTTTGTCCAGGCTATAGCGCCGCATGTTGTCAAATTCGCGTTTTACGTCGACGTCCGGGAACATTCTGATCCAGTCGTCGAAATCTTCCTGTGTGGGCTTCCACTTGACGCCGTCCTTCAGGGTGATCGGCCGGACGTCTGCACGCGGTTTTTCCTGTTCCGCTTTCCGGCGTTCGGCCGCCCTCTGCCGCCGCTTTTTCTCTCTGTGTTCCTGTTCTTCGCGCTGCTGTTCGCGCATGTGGTCCAGCTCTATCTCTGTCCGTTTCTTTGCCATCTCCAGCGCGCGGGCGGCTTCCGCGTTCATGATGCTGTCGGCCTGTACCTTCTGCGCCCTGGCGGCGCGGATCCGCTCCACAGCCGCAGTCATTTCTTCGGGTGTCTCGAAATACTTAATGAACTGTATGGGATTGTTTTCGACTAAAAAGCCTATCCGCGGATATGGATCCGGTAACGGCTTAATGTCCGTTATGCTTTCGTCCGGGATCATCATCTTCCAGCCGGTCCCCTGCAGTACGATCATTTTCTTTTCTTCCTTTCAGCGTGATCTCTTCCAGATCTACGCCTTTGTGGCGCACCAGCTTCAGCTTTACCTTTGCCGGCATTTCCGGGATCTTCGTCGGCGTCGGCACATTGGACCCGCGTGCGCAGTTTCTCGAAGTGCATGCGGGCCATTTCAAACAAATGTTGTAAATGTCGCGTCCTATAGTCAGGACGATGCCCGCCAGCATGATCAGGATCAGGACAGCGCCCGCGGATACCATCCACGGCGGGAGCTGATTGTCTATACTTGTCTGTAAAATCATATTTTCCACCTTAATTTTTGCAGCCGGTGCCGGCCGGTCTCTGTTTTCAGTTCTTCTATGCTGTCTTCGATTTTCTGCAGGTCTTTTTCTTCGAATCCGTGGATGTCCAGCATTGCGCGCCTGCAGGTCCCTGCATTCCCGAAGGCACGCATTTCGTCTATTCCTATGTGCGGCTCCATCATTTTCCGCAGCAGGTCTGCATATTTTTCTTCCCATTCCTGTCTTTTCGGTTCCCTGGGGACAAAGGACCCGCAGCTGTTCCTGTATCTTCGGCCGTTGCATCCGGATCCGCGGCGGCATGCCAGACAAATGCCCGCCGGCCGGTAGCTTCCGCGGTGTGAGTCCCGGAAGGCTTCAAGCCATTCAAGTGTCATCTTCTTTGCTTTCTTCTTCGTACTGTTCAAGCGTCATCTGTCCGGGCAGCCTTTTCAGCGTTACGCCTAATTCAGGCGTGTATTCCATTTCAACCTGTCCCATGGTCAGACCTTCCTTGAATGTGTATGTCTGCGGGACGTTTGCCATCGTTTTTTGTTCCAAAATAATCAAATAATGTCGGCATTTCTCTTTCATTGTCAGCCGCTTCCAGGTATCCAACTCCATCCCTGAAATAGTCAGGATTCAGCTCGCAACCTATCCCATAGCGGTTCATTTTTATCGCCGTCATAGGAACTGTCATGATGCCGCCGAACGGGTCATAAACAATCTCATCTTCATTTGAGTATCTTTCGATAATCCTTTCAACAATGTCTATTTGCAGCGGACATACGTGCATCTGCAATCTGCGACGTTTCTGGTTTGCGTTCAGTGTACGCATCCTGTTTATATCGTCCCAGATTTCCATCTGATTCCACGACGCGGGGGGGCACGCCATGAAGGTAGCCGGAAGTCTGCCATATGCATCCATGATCTCGTACATCTTCAAATGATCTTCAAAGCGGTACACGCTGTTTCTCGAGAATTCTTTATATACACGTCCCAACGCTCCCGGATCGATAGCTTTGAGCTCTTCTTTGTCAAGGAGCCTGTCACCCGACGATCTCCAATATGCGTTTGCGTCCAGCTGCCAGCGTGCGCGGGTGTATTTGGCTTTGTCCTTTACGACCGGGATATCTGCATAGGCGTTGTCGCTGCTTGTCTGCTTCTTGCGGAACAACAGGATGTACTCAGGACAGCCGACGCCCATCTTGGAGCCGTCTTTGCACTGCTCCGTCCATCCGAGCCGGTACGTCTGATTGTTTTCCCGCACGACGTCCGTGAGGACTGTTATCATCCCGATGTAGTAGAAGCCATGCTTTTTATAATGGTTGATAACTTCCACATGGAATGCGTCCATCGTAGGGAATCCGCACCCTGTGACGTTGCCGAATAATACCCTGTCCTTGACATGGATCGCGGCGATCCGTCCAGGCTGTAATACTCTCAGGAGTTCGGGCGTAAGATAATCCATCTGCTCAAAGAAGCGCTCAAGATCCTGATTATGTCCGAAATCGTTGTAGCTATTGGCATATTCATAATGATTCCCGAATGGTATCGACGTATGAATAAGACCGACAGAATCCGCTTTCATTGTCCTGGTATACTCTACACAGTCATTGTTTACCGCTTTGTAATGCTTTCCTTCGATCTCCACAGAATCCACCCCCATCTTTCTTTCCAGCCGCTTGAACTTATCCGTCGTATTGAGCCCATATTTTTTCACAATCTCGATCATCTTCTCGACCATGCGGTTGTGGTTTCTCCACTTCTCTTCCAGAGCCGCTTTGATCTCCCTTTCAGACTCCATGTAAATGATGTCTATTACCACCTGATCCTCTTGCATGAATCTGTAGCACCTGTGGATTGCCTGTATAAAATCATTGAATTCATAGTCGATTCCAACGAATATCTCCCTGTGACAATGTCTCTGGAAGTTGCAGCCGCTGCCTGATAGTGATTTTTTTGTAGCAAAATACTGCACTTCTCCATTAGAGAACGCAATCACGCGCCGTTCGCGCTCGTCATAATCCATGCTCCCGTATATGTCGACCGTTCCAGGAACCTGTCTTTTGATCTCTTCCCGTTCAGCTTCCCGATCATGCCATATCACGAAATGATCTTCCGGCGATTCTCTGATGATCTCTG